TACCCTGTCGTTGAATTCATCATCCTTGAAATAAGGAATCGTTGTAGACCTGCAATTCGGATGTAGTGGTGGGATGGTTACGCCTTGGACACCTTCCTTGAGCTCAACCTTCTTACCGTCCATCGTCGCACATATGACGGATGTCCTACTGTCCAGTGTGGCAAGGAATATGTACTCATCAACCACGCCAGTTTCCTTGTATGCGTCTAAGGTTCCCTTGTTGCTCACATAGTTCATCTCAGTCCTCACGAGACGTCTTGCATTCCTGTAACTTACGCCAACCCTACCAGCAAGCTCACGGGATACCTCGCTAAGACCTCTACCCCTTACGAATTCCTGAGGAATTATCGTCTCCAGCTCAGCGATGAGCTTATTCTTATTCTGCCAGATACTGTCGCTATAATTCCTACCATTCCACCTCGTCCTAACTGCCCTCTGAAGCTGTACTTTACCAGGAGTAGTGAAGCTCACACCCATCCCCGAACGCTTCTGGATGTCGAATACCGTCCTGTAGAATCCATCCTCATATGCACTCTCCAAGGTCGTCCCCAGGTCGATGTTATTCTTAGCTGACACCATCTCAATCTCATGCCTTATATTAGTCATGAGCTCTTCCATCCTACTTACATAAGCCCTACCAGACATCTCTTCCAGGTTCTTCTTATACTCGGCACTCATGACATTATCGCCAAGCTTCTTCACTTCGCTTAAATACTTCTTTACTCTACGATTATAGTCACCCAGCTCTCTACTGGACAACCTTCTTCGTGTCTGGGCAAGGCTTATTTTATTATCCTCGGCATACTTTCCATAGAAAGCTTCTAATTCCTTAGAAATATTATCCGCCACGCTGTTATATGCTTGCAATAGCTCCTGATTATACTCCTCAGCTGTCTTCTCATTCTCAAGCAATGTCCTAAGTGAACGTTTCTTCCAATACTCTTGACTCGGCAAGTTTGTCATTATTCATCTCCCCCCTCCTCCTCGTCGATAGGAGTGGTCTCGTCATTTACATCGAAATTCATGTTGTCGAAGACTGCCATCTTGCTCTCTCTCTCAGCCTTTATTCTTTTCAGTTCGTCCTGAGTATCAGTAACCCACGGATGATTTGCTACTATAGTCTCGTCGCTTATCACCCCGACACTGTCACGAGCTCCTTGAATAATTTCTTGCTCGTTGATTATCCCGTCTGTGTTGAATATAATGTCATACTCAGCCTCCATGAAATCGCCCTCGCCTTTATTCAACAAATCAACCTTAATAAACCAAATGAGCTCTTCCAATGAAGCTGAGAATTCACTCGCCATATTATCAGTGTCGCTATCCAGGTCAGCATATCTGAATTTAAGTGCTACTCCAGAAGCATTGCCCAGGCTTTCCTCCTGAGTATCTACGCCGTTACCAGCTTCATAAATATCCTTACGGAGCCTGTCCAGATGGCTGTCAATTGCAGCAATGTCCATCTTTGTCTCCAGTGAGGTCATATCACCATCGCCAGATACGAACGCCGTCCTAAATGTTGCCAGGTTCTGAACGAATTCGCCTTTATCAGTGCCGTCATAATTCTTAACTACCTTGATACTATTAGGCACGTCCTGAAGGTTATTCGATGTGTCGGACACGTTAGTATCGTAATCGTCTATCTTCGCCTTAATCCATTTAAGCAAGCTAATCTCGTCACTGTTGTACTTAAAACCAATAAACGGAACCTTCTCCCAGGTAGCCTGAACAGCGGATTCGATGAGATTACCTTCCTCGTTCACCTCAGAATCCTCCTGAGTGACGATGAAATGACCCTTGATTCCGTCACCCATATCATTGTCAATCTCAAGACCTCGGTCTCCCTTCACGTAATACCATACACCCTCACTCGTATGATACTCTACTTTGGTAATCTCCTTCTGCACCCCGTCTGGAAGATACTCAGTAATCGTATAGTAACGGATTACAGCGTCGAGCATTGTATGGTCAGCGTCAGCCCAGAATGGAATTATCTCCTCGGAAGGTATCCTCTTAAAGCTGAGCTTACCAGTCTTATCATAGTAGACCTGAATCCATGCGATACCATTTATTATGGCATGCTTACCCACATTCTTTAGCGTCCTTAAGAACCTCTTACCCAGGTACTCATTCAATACCTCTGCAAATTTATCATCGTCACATTGAATGCTCAGTTGCTTGCTTAACAGATAGTTAACCTTCTGGTCTGTCAGCTTCCTCATAAACGGCTGTGGAAGTTTGCTATTACTAAGGTTAGTAACCTCTTGTTTCACACCCCTTCTATCAATATAGTACCTCTTCCTCTCCAGGATGTCATTTTCATTCTTATAGTAGTCCTGAGCCTTTAACATCATCGCCCTACCCTCGCTGTCGTGAAACTCATTTATGTTGGCGAACAGAAATTCCTCCTGAGGTTTTCCATGCGTAGCAAGCCTGGGAATAGTGCTCTTCATCTCACGCATGGAGTTGTTGTCGAATAAATTCATACCTTTCCTCCCTTCTTATTACCAGCTGAAATTACTGAAATTTAACTCTTCAGTGGCGTATCTCAATGCGTCCATTAAATGGTTATAGTCATCAATCGGTTCAGTAGTCGGCTTACCAGTAGATTTATCTGGCTCCCAGATATAGTTTGATAACTCCACAATAGTATTTGGGCACCTTGGATGTACGTAAATCTTATAATCTTGTAGCTTTTGGATGCCTGCTTTCACTGACCCCTTACCTTTCTTAGCTCCGAATACTCGATACAGTCCAAGCTCCTTCAATTCATCAATAGTCTTAGGGTCGGATGAGTCAGCACATATCCGCTCACGGTCAAACCCCTTGTATTGAATAGCTTGATACACATCTCGGTTCTTCATACGAGTTTTATATATCTCGTCATAGATAAACAATTCCTTATTTTCTTCATCCGCCAATAGTGCAATGAATGCCGTCGGGTCGTTAGTATATCCAAAGTCAATGCCATGTAGCTGTCGATACTTCGGCAAATCATATCTGGTGAGCTTTCTCTTCATGTCCTCGAAATCGAATTCAAGCTCTTGCCAGTTTTCGAATACCAATCCTTCTGCGATTCCCCAATCTCCAAGCCCCTCTATCGAGTATCTTCTCGGATTGTCACGCTTCATCTTCTCGAATATCCTACGGTCATCTTCACCAAGGAATTCGTTACAATCGTAATTTTTCGTGATAGCCAGAATGTCACCGTCCTCGCTATATCCATCGGAATTAACCTTGTCGAAGAAAGTAGACTTAAGCCAAATCTTCTCACTCCACGGATTAAACGTGAAAGTGTGCTGTTTGAATAACTTGTCAGGCATGTCCCCTCTTATAGACATATCCACCTTGTTGAAATCGTCCTCATCCGTAATCTGAAATGCCTCTTCCCACCATGTCCAACATAGATAGCCGTCCTCTACCGTAATTGATGTGATTGATTGGGGGTCGTCAAGCCCCCTGAACATTATCTTCTGCCCAGATGGTCTATACACGAGCTCCATCGGAGATGTTGTAGCCTTCCACAGATGAGATACTCCCATTCTATTTATCGCCCATTTCAGCTGAGCGAATGTACTGTCACGATGAGTGTTGTAATATCGCCTTATCACCAGGGTACTTGGCTTCAGACCATATAAGTGCCAGTACTTCATCATGTTGTACGGAAACCAGAAGGACGCTGTAGTAGATTTCTTGCTACCTCGACCACCCTTTACTACCCTGTACCTCCCCTTAAATTCCCAGAATTTCTTATATCCCTTGCCCACTATCTTAGGTAGGCTGATACTATCCGTAACATTGAAATTATTCATCAGTCTTCCAGTTCATCCTCTCCAGTGAATATTACGGCACCGTTGAGGTTAATATTCTCTTCATTGAATCCGTACATCTTATTTAATTCTGCTACTGCGTCGACTATACCCTTATTGTTTACTTGCGACGCTCGTCTCGATTTCCTATTACGTATCATTCTGTCGATTAGCACCAAAGCCTTCTCAGGCTGTTCCTCAATTTGTTGTTGGAGCAATTCAAGCTCCTCCTCGGACGCTTCCTGTATCCTCTCCAGGTCTCTTATATTGACCTGAATTACATACTTTAGCGTCTCGACTGACCTCTCTCTATCCCACATAGTCTTCTTAGTCTCCTCCTTCCTGATATCGGTAAGTAATTCTTCGTACCTTGCAACAATCTTAGGATTCTTCGCCATAGCCCAAGCGTTCGAATCGACACTCGTCGATTTCCAGCTTCTCCGTGAAGGATACGCTTTTAGCATGGCTTCACGCTGAGATTCCCCTCGGACAAGGTATTGAACAAATAATTCTTGACTCTCCGTCAGCACGGTCTCACCTCCTCCTCTACATAACTACGTATGCTCTTGTAAACAGTATATATCAAATCTGTGGAAAAGGAAAGAAGAAGTGAGTTTTTGCCCCACTTCTTACGAAATCGACGTCACAAAATGCCCCAGGACGCACGAATTTTTATATCAATATGTAATTGGTCTCTTAGATATCTCCACGTCGCTCCTGGGTATCTCCTCGCCCCTGGCTGAGTGACTCCCGAAGCTCTGCTCATGTGCATAAATCCGATGATGGAAATCATAGTGTTCCGTATAGATGAGGTCATTGCATTGGATAAAGCCTGGGATACTCTGAGCAAAGTACGTCTCGGATGACTTATTTAGGAGGAAACGCCCATGACTTGACGTTATGCTAACTAATTAAGACGTACTTTGTTCAAAGCAACCCAGGCTCAGAATTACTTCATCCAACACAATGAGCACTTGACTAAATTAGGCTCCTCTTCCGTTGCTTTGATTCAACATCGTAATCTCGCCTGAAAACTATATCCTCTCTGACCAAATAACCCATATCCTCACAAGCCTTCCTCAGCTCGTAGACCCTATCCCTCGGACATGTAACCTCTCCTTTAATCTGGAGCTCCAGCACCAAATCTTGAATCGGAGCACCCAGAAATTGATATAAATCCTCAACTATCATCCTCGCATGATAATGGAGCGTGTTCAAGCTCCTACCTTCTGTCGTATATTCAGCCTGCTCCTTAGCAGCCAGGAATGTACTCATGCCCTGCTCTACTATCATCTCGGTCATCTCTGCCTTGTCAGGGTCGTACGGATGAGTTCTCGCTAACCTAAGATACTCCTCCACTCGGTCAGGGTCAGCATTCTTTATCAGCTCTTGGATATTCACGTCAATCACCTCCATCTTCGAGCATTATATCACGAAGTCATAGTAGTTACTATAACTCTTAGCCCACACTTCCTACATACATAATGAAAGAAAATTTTAATAATTACTAAATCTCTCTACTGTTATACACGCCACGTCGTATCCTAAAAACTGGAAATCCTTTCCTACATACATAATGAAAGAAAATTTTAATAATTACTAAATCTCTCTACTGTTATACCTCGCAGGTTAAAGACTTTTTCTGGAAATTATTTCTGGAAGGGACAGATTAAGTGCCAGTCCTTCCTCCTGGACGGAGTATAGTGTATGGTCAAGCATTATCATGTGAGGACAGTTTTACATATTCACAACTGGAGCAATCTTCTATTTCTCCTTGTATTCATATACATTCCTCCTCCAGACTCATCTTATTCTAATCACCAGTTGTAAACAGCCCACGTCATCGCTATCAGCAGGCTGTTTACAACATGTTTACAATTCCATACTTGTAAACAGCTACCTTTCATACGTGCATATCCATTCCTCGTCACCAGTTCCCTCGAATTGCTCTATCACCACGAAATCGCAAGCTGGACAATACGGCATTTCAGGCATTACGCACACGTCCACCTCAAGCCATTTCAACAATGCCTTACACCTCAAATCAGTGTCGCATATTCCGTCATGATTCAAGCATATCCCCCTGTCGTCAGGAATAAGATTACCCTTCTCACATAATGCACACACCTGGAACTCCATCTCTGGAGACGTTATCAAGAATTCAGCCAATCTCTTGTTATCCAGCTCTCTCAACCATTCACCATTTTTCATGCCTACTCCTCCATCAATTCACAACCGATACATCCGTCGGATATCTCGTACTTCTCACATCCAATCCTACAATTAGGCTCCGAGCATTCATCACAGCACGTGCTCTGATTATTGCAATCCTTGAATCCCTCATCAGGGTCAGCAAGACATCTCATATCTACACCCCCATTATTTGCGACGCTATCATATCAGCAGTATGAGTCCACAGTACGTTAGGATACTTCCTCACTCCACCAGAATAGAATTTCCAGTTCTCCTTCTCGTCGAAGGCTCCCATGTGCCACCTTATGCACATTATTTCTTCATTGGTCAGCCTCATATGCTCCGACAGATAAATAACGGATTTATCCCCGTGACCTCCCATCATCATTGCGTCACTATAAGTATACTTTCCGACCTCTTCATCCTCTACGTAAAGGTCGATTTTACATAGGTCATGGAACATCCCCACGATGAGCGGAGACCTTGCCTCTTCCCACTCAAGCTTGTTATTTTTGGTAAGGTCTTGTAGAACCTTAGCGACCAGGTAACAATGGTCAAACAGTCCACCAGGATACGCTCCGTGATACTTCTTCGAAGCTGGAGCCGTAAAGAACCCCTTCCTAACCAACCACTCAGTAAACTTATCCGTCACGTAATAGCCCATCATCGCCTTGAATAATTTTACTCTCATCTCCACTTCTTCCTCCAATTCTTCAT